GGCTGCGGCCCTCTTCGCCCTCTTGCGGTTCAGCACCGAGGCCCGCAGCCTTGCGGTCGATCGGCTTAACAGTCCCTTGAGATCCGACAAGAACAGGCTTGCCGTCGATCTCTTCAAGCTTGAAGGTCTCGGCGCTCTTCTTATTGGCCTGCTGCAACTGGTACAGCTTCATAAGTTCAGACGCGCCGACTTCGCCCGTCGGCATTTCAAGCGCCATCTTCTCGCGCGCCATCTGGAGCTGGAGAAGCTTCTCCTGCCGCGCGCGATCGGCTTCCGCCTGCTTGAGCAACGGGCCAGAGATTGCCGTGCCAAGGGCGCCGAGACTTTCTCCGAACGCTCCTGTGCGCGTTGGAGCCGCAAGGGCGCCTGCGGCTTGGAACATCAACGCCGCCTTCTCGGTCGGCGACATGCCCTTATTGGAAGCGGCGTATTCCTGCTCGCGCTTGGCCATTTGCTCAAGAATGCCCTGCTGGCGCGCCTTCTGCGCCATGGCCTCCTTCTGGAGGGCGGCATAAAGAGCCTGCTCGTTCAATGCGGGCATCTGGCCTTGGCTGACCTGTTGCATGATGTCGGCGCCGAAAGCTGGGAGATCTGCTTCCGGGGAGTAGCTCTCGACGTCATCCCAAACTTTTTTGACGGGGTCATAGGCCATCGGTCGGGCTCACTTCAGAAGGTTGCTGATGGCCGCTGCGCTCAGACCGGCGCTGGCGAGCTGGGACAGAGGAGACGCCGAATAGGTCTGCCCGTATCCAGTCGTCGTGCCGGATTGAGTTGAGCCACCAGAAGGGAGACCGCGCACGATGTTCGAAAGGAACGTCAGTTGCTCCTTCGGATATTGCGTCTGACGCAAGAAATCTTCGTAAGCAAGATCCAGATTGCGCTGGTTCTTTTGTTCCTGCGTTAGGCCGATCGTCTCAAGGGCGCTTGCTTCTTGAAGGCCGAGAGCCTGCTCCTTTTGACCAAGGCTCGCGAGCGTGCCGGCGAGCGTACCCTTAGCGCCCATCTCTGTGCCAGCGAGCTGACCGACAGCCTGACCGATAGAGGCCTGGCGGCGGAGATCTTCCTGCGCTTGCTGGCCTGCGGTCGTATAGCCCTTGGCAAGCTCGCTGCCAATTTGGGCGGAGAGCCCTTCGGAAATATCACGAACGCCGCGCTGTGCGAGTTCTTGCTGACGTGTTGAGCCGAACTGGCCGGCGCGAATGAATTGATCCCCCAGCGCAGGCATGAGCTTTTCGGTGATCTGACGCTGGGCAAGATCGCCCATGCGATTGATCACCTGCTCTTGGTAGGGGTTCATGTAGTCGCCAATGACGTCCGGCAGCGTTCCTCCAGCCTGCTGGAAGTACGGCTGCGCCATCCCAGTCGGGCTTAGGTCAGTAGCTTCCATGGCGGTTTCTTGAGCCGCCTCAAGGGAGGGCTTGTAAGACCCAGCCACACCGCGTGTCGTCTCAAACGCCTTCAACTGATCAGGCGTGAAGCCCGAGATGCGGGGGCCGCCGTAAGGCTGATACTCTTCCTGAGCGGCGCTATAGGCGCCAGACATCAGGTTGTAGAGATAGTCAGACAAATACTGAGGAACCTGCGTCGTCGTGAGGGTCGAAGACGTAGACTTTTGGGGCGCGCCCTGTGTGAGAAAGTTTAGAAACGCCATCAGGCTCTCCCGCCCATCAAATAATGCTCAGGCCGCTTCGCGTCGGGGCTAAAGGCGCCTTTGGCAAGCGCGCGCCCCTTCTGTTTGCGGATATTAGCACGGAACTGGTCAAGGCGTTTAGCCCCCGCCTTAGAAGATCCGTCACCCAGAAGGGCCACAGTCTCGGCGTCGATGACGTACTCGCCATCAGAAAGCTTGGCGTCGATGCTGTCAGAGCGGCCAGTGCCAGGGCCAGCGACATAGCGCCCAGTCTGGCTCAGAGGACCGCCGGGGGCAGGCATCTGGCCACCTCGAGCCGCAGTCACGGTTGAGGGCTTATCCTCTTCTTCCTTCGTCTCAGGAATGACGTTGCCCGCGTAGTATTTGTTCTCTGAGCGCGTGCCGTAGGTGTAATAGTCATTGCCGCTGAACCCAAGGTTCTGACGAGTTAACGGCATTGCGACGAGACGACGCTCCATATTGGGGTCGACAGAAGCTTGAGACTGCGTTGAGGCGGCCCCAGTGTCTTTGTTGCCGCCCATATTACCAAGCACCGTGGCGCCAAGGAGGGCCGCCGGGATAAGGGTCTTAGCGCCGCCAAGGCTGCTCAACAGACCGCTGCCAGCGGTGCTAGCCCCAGCAGGTAGCTGAGGCCCAAGCGGGCCCACGACGTCAGTTCGAGGCGCATCAAGCGGGTGCGGTGCGCGAACATCCCCCGCTGCCGCTGCGCCGCTACCAAGGCTATTATACCAGCCAGAGAAGCCGCCTTCTCCCGTGCCCGTGACGCCAGGCCCAGTCATGCCAAGGGCGCCAGCGCCGATCGTGCCAAGGCCTCCGAGAGCCGCGCCCGTCAGACCGCCCTTCAGACCGCCGCCGGTGACGGCGCCTGTCGCACCGCCAATGACGGCATTGCCGAGGATGGACGGAACGGAAGCGCCAAGAACGGAGCCCGCAGCCGCGCCTTCAAGGCCTACAGCGCCAAGAAGGCTCGCGCCGATCGGGGCGCCGATGCCTGTCGCCATCAGGGCGGCGGAGGCCAGAGCCGCTACAGGGGCGAACCATTTCTGCTTATAGAAGGGCGTGAACTGCGGCATCCCAGTGTGCGGATTGATGGTCGGCTCGCCCCAGTGCTTGACCAGCTCGTCGTATTCCTTGCGGTTGATGTGGATGATCAACTCGTCACCACCGACACCGGCGTCGCGGACCTTTTTGGCCTCGTCGTGCAGGCCGCCCTTCGCATAGCCAGGGGCGCGCGGCACCTTGACGCAGATGGGCTTGGTGTTGGCCCTGCCGCCCTTGGCGAACATGCTCATGGGATTACCGCGCCAGTTCTGGTCAACGGCGGTGTTGGCCAAGGGGCGGTAATTATCAGGGTAGCTGGGATAGTTGATCGTCATGTCAGCCACTCAGTTGTACGGCACGGGTAAAGGCGAATGCCCACTCCTGCCAGTCATCATATTGTAGTGGGTTCGGCGGGTTCTGCTTTCCCACTTCAAAGAACGCTACAACGCCCAAAGCCCAGTTTTGCCAGTTCTTAGGGTCATCAAGGCGAGAGATCGTCCCGTATCTCTCCAAAGTATAAACCATGGAGTCGGTCCAGTCAGTAACCGTAAGGCCTCGAGGGTCAATCATCCCAGCACCGTCCCGTCGCTAACCTCAATGTGGGCGATGCACTGGCCCATTTGATAGTCTCCACCGACTTGGTTCGACTTGAAGATGAACCGCATTTCGCGGCGAGTTTCCTTAAAGAATATGACCTGCTGGTATGGCTGGTCAGTCTGGGCAGGATCTCGAATGATGTGCTCATCAGTCGTCACTTCAGGCGCGCGGGCGTTCGCGCGGCCAGTGATCTGCACCGTCATATCTTTCTGCTGAATGAAGTCAGGTTCAATCATCGCGCAGCGCAAAGCCCGATTTCTGGGCTGCTGCTGGTCTGCGACGAAGGATATGTCGGCTGTCTGGAAATAAGACGGGATTGAGTTGACGACCGTGCCGTCGATCTCATCGACGCCGAACTCATGCTGCCAAAGCTTGTAGCCGCCATCTTGTTCGACAATACCCGTCAGGACAGGGTACTGGTACACAGTCGCGAACTTTCCTGCTGACCTGCCGCCATTAGGCAGTTCAGTGTCGTACCAAGTATTCTCGCGGATATTGTAGATGACGGCGTGCGTGCATTCCGTCGCATTGCCGCGCGGATAGCACCACCAGATCTCGCCAAAGCGAGGCACCTTGTAGGCGAAGACCTTTTGGCGCTGGGCGTAGTTCAAATTGTCGAAGAACCAGTTCTGGTTCAACTGGTTCGGGATTTCGCGCACGACACCGTTGAACTGCAAGAAGCGGTCGACGCCGCACCAGTAGAAGATGCCGTCGTATTCAATGACGCCTTGGCTCGACAAGATAGATGTTTGGGCGCTGATCGTGTCGAACTGGAAGACAGGGTCTCCGCCGACGAACGTGCAGCGAATAAGGCTGTCGAGAGACCAGAACAGGCCAGCAGGCGCATTGCCGGGGCCAGCGCGCAGTGGCAGAGCGGCAACGACTTTTTGAGACGTTATGTACGCTTCGCCGGAGCCGGTGCTGGACCAGTCGTTAGGGTTATTGGCGACGGACCAAGCGACATATCCATCAGAGCCAAAAACGAACACATAAGGATACAGGCTTACGACGCCGCCCGACACGGCAGGGGCGCTGTTAGCAGTAAGGGCCGTCGTATCATTGACGAGGCCCCAATAGAGCGTTGACGTCGCGTCGCTGTCAATTTCAGCAAGGTTCTTGCCTGGGTGAGCAAGAAGATAAGCGCCAGGCGAGACGCCCACGCTGTCAAAGCTTGTGTCAAACGTCCACAGATGGAGAGGGTCAGGCGTGAAGCCAGAAGGCGTCCTGTCCGATACTGATGTTATGACGCCATTGGCATTAACTGAGAATTGCTCGACAAAACTCTCACTACCAGACGCGATGTAGAGAAGGCCATTCTGGTTATAGGCATTAAGGCCTCGAGAGATTTCAGAAAGCTCATTCGTCAGCCTGCGATAGCCCCACATTTTGCGAGGCAAACCGCGCTGGAACCGACACCATTGGCCGTCAACATAGAACCCGTTCTCAAAGCGCGTTCCGTCGCGCTTGATGCCAGGCAGTGACTTGATGATGTACGGCGTGATGGCCATTAGCTAAGGATCCCGATGCCCATGGCCACGGCGAAAGCTTTTGAAACACCGCTGCCTGAAACGCCTATGGCCGCTTGGGCCGCAGCCTGATCAACAGCTGTAAAGACAGCCTTGCCCACAGCCGTTCCGCCAAGGGCGTCCTGGCCATCAGACTGCGTCGCGGCAGTGAAGACGCCGTTGCCGACAGTCGTCGCGCCAAGAGTAGTTCTTCCTGCGGCTGCGTTAGCTGCCGTGAATAGGGCCTGTCCTGTTACAGTGGCGCCAAGGGCGGTCTGCCCGTCAGACGTATTAGCAGCAGTGAAGACGCCAATACCGACGCTCGTGCCTCCAAGGTTCACTCGGGCGCCAGATGCAGTCGTCGCTCCAGTGCCGCCGTCGGCGATGGCGACAGGCGTGGCGATGCCGCCAGTTGCTGTCTGTCCTTCTACGACATTCGTACCATCGCAATAGAGGATCTGAGCTTCGCCCTGCGGCACGACGATGCCAGTACCCGCTGAGGTTTTCACCTCAAGGTCATAGGTTCCCGTCGTGGAGTTCGTCACCCAGTATTGCTGGATCGTCGTAGGAACGATGATGTTCCTATTGCCAGTAAGGACGCCCGTAAAGTTGTAGGCGATGCGATTAAGCTCAGCGCCAGCAAGGGTGTAATCACCAGTTCCAGCGACGTTGATCGACGTGTAGTCAAAAGAAGATGTGGAGCTGCTGCTCAGGCCGACCGTATAAAACGAGACGCCATCACACACGACCATGGCTGACTGGCCAACGGTCAAAGTCAGAGTAGACGAGCCGTTGATCAGTTCTGAAGATGCAGGGTCGATCGTAATGGAGCTGGAACCGCTATTGCGGACATAGCAAAACCAGTCGTTTCCAAGGGTCGTCGCAGCGGTGATGCTGAGAGTTCCAGAGGCGCCCGTCCAGTTGATCAAATGCGCCCGCTCAGTCGCTCCAAGCGTGTAGTTGGAGTTCAGGTCGTCAACGGTGATTGCTTGGTTGAGCGTGGTCGTGATGGCCTTGAGGCCAGCGCCCGCAAGCGCCCCAGCATTAGCCTGAGATGTGGTCGAACCGAACTGATAAGAGGACCAAACACCGGCTGCCGTGGTGTTGGAGGTCATATAGACCTGCCAAAGCTCACCAGACGCAACAGAGCAGATGGTCGTCCCCGTGCTGCCAACAACAGTAAACGTCGTACTGCCGACGTTGTTGAAGAGGAAGCACTCGCCGACGCTCGCCTGATTAGCCTCCGGCAGGTAGACCTTGCGGCTAGATCCCGTCGAATTGACGTTCATGATCCTCGCGGCAAGGTAATCCGCGACAGTGTTCGGAGCGTTCGTCTCAGTCGGCCATGCAAGGACGACGTCGGAGGACGTCAGGTTAAAGGCCAGATAAGAAACGTCAGACGGGTAGATGTTGGTCCCGCCAAAGACTTCAGTATAGGTCGTCATTTATACCTCCGTCCGACGGGCGGCACGGTCGAGGATCTTGGAAAGATCTTCGCCATTAAGGGCCTGCGCCGCTCGGTCATACATCTGTTGCCACACAGGAATTCTCTCGTCGTTCTTCAGGAACGGCGTCGCCTCAAGAAGGGCGCCATAGAGCAGAACCTGCGGCGCATAGTCCGTCAGCCAGTTTGTCTGATTGGCGTCGTCGAGCAGCGGCAGGAGCTGGTAAACCAGAACCTCAAACGGATATGCAGCGTCAGGCGTCGGAGCCACGATCCAGTTGTTGTAGTCGTACTCGGCATAGAAGACAGGCACGCCAGTCTGGGTGCGGTCAGGCCAGTAGCTGCGAACGTATTCGTAGGAGCGGGGATAGAGCTGCGTATACTCGTCGCCCTGATCGCCAACGCCGAAGTTGAAGCTCACCGTCGAACGCCAGCGGTCGGGCTTCGGATAAACAGCAAGCCCCGGCTGGAAGGTTCCGGTCAGGACGTTGATGAGGCCTTCAATCTTCAGCTCTCGAGCAATGCGACGCTCGGCGAGATTGATCAGGCGCGGAAGCTGTTCATAGACGATCTCGTCCGACGCCAGCGTGAACCCACGCTCAAGATACCGGCGCAGGTCCGTCTGGAGGGACGCAAAGGTCATATTCTGGGCCATTATTTAGCCCCTCGGCAGAACCCGTCGCGGCGGGCGTTGTTAACCTTGACCTCAGTGATGGTCTGAGGCGTGTCTTTTTTCGACCAAGAAATGTCTTTCCAGACAGAACAGGCCGCAGGATTAGTCTCGACGATGCCCGTCAGTTTCGAGCAACCGCTCAGGGCCGATAACAGCACTATCGCCAGCGCGAACCGCATCCTGAACTCTCCCGAGGGCATCAGCCGTCGCCGCTGCTGCAACTTCAGCGACGGCGTCGGCTCTTATCTTAACATAAACAGCGCCTAGAGCCACAAGGATCAAAGCGCCGATCGCGACGTAGCGCCCGATGGGCGTGAAGAGAAATGCAATCATGCGCCCTCCTCGTCGAGCCTTTTCTTGCGCCAGTACCAAACACCCGCAGCCGCCAGCATAATCACGAGGAGGATGATCACCGTCGGGCTGAGGCCGCTCAGGA